TGGCCTGTATGGGAGTAGTCTTGGGTTCAGAAATCTTCACAGGATCAAACTTTTCGAGTTTTTCCTTGAATGCTTTCAAGAAACCAGGTGCTACTTCACCGCAGATTTTGATGCGATAATCAAAGGTTTTCGCGCTTTCTGTCAGGTATTGTGCAAATGTTTTCATGTCATAGTCCTATGGATATATTTAGCGAAATTATTTTTTTGTTGTGTCGTCGGCATTGCGATTGATTAGACGACTCAATAATTCGTTTCGATCCAAAATAGTACCTTCACCTGTGGGCAAGTCGTTTTCTCGGTTGCCGGAGTCTTGATCTAGTTTGGCTTTTTTTAACTGCAGTTCGATTATTTTCAACTTTTTGTTGACTTTAGCAGTTTTGGCTGTGATTGCATGACCCAGCATCTGACTAGCTACACCAAATATTTCACTGGCGTAGCGGCTGTCCACATTCATACCAAGATCGAGTAAATTATTGAATTCTTTTACAGCCATTGTAGCTAATTCATCCATTTCTGCGTCAGATGATTCCAGCCCGCGCACAGCAGGCAGAGCCTGTTCGATTTTATCTAATTCACTTAGAGTATTAGACATATCCGAAACAGAGTTGTTAACAGTCGAAACCGACTCCTCGGCAGCGCCAGGCGGAAATTGAAAAAGTTCTTCGAGCTTTTTTGTCATACCGTATTTACCGGTTTAAGCGTCCACCCTTTGTAATTAGAAAGCTTACCAGAATTTACACTGCTCATCATAGTTTACTATGCTGTATTAAATTATTTATTTTCTTCCATTACGAAAGATGTCATCTTCTGTTATTATTCTAAAAGTAAGGCCGTTGGCCTTAGCCCACTTAGTAGCCTGATCCCACTTGGCATAGTTGATGGCCACAACCATTCGATCACGCTCACTCATTTTTCCTTCTAGAACACTTTGTTTGCGTGGTTTGATTTCAATTAATTCGCCTACAGTTTTACCCTGACTACTTTGATAAGTTATCAAAAAGTCTGGCACATACATGGTCATTTTGCCTGTTAAGGGATGACGATACGGAATGGATATTGATTCGCTAGCCCACTGTAGTATGTGTGCGTTGTCGTCGCAGAATTTCATAAAATGCCATTCCCAACTGCTGCGATAACGCGGCGGTTTGACACCTACATATTTTTGGGGATTGTTGACTTTGTAAAGCCCTTGTGCAAACTTGCTCATGGCAATACATTTCTTGCAACATAAAAATTAGGCAGCACTGGTGCGTTAATCCCCAACAATGTACTAGGGCTACGCAAACCATTTAGATAATAGGCCATAGTAGCTGTCAACTGCACAGCATTTTGACCTTCTACCTGAGATAACAAGGTTAACACTGGTGTATTAGTTGCTTGTGCTATTTGAAAAAATGTACTAGTGAGATTTTGTGCTTCAAGAGGATCTGCAAATACTGACACAAAGTAACTGTTAACAACATCGTACTCATTGCCGTCGACTTCAATTGTAGGAGCATTAAAGTCATTGAATACTCTGGCCGACAAATCAATGTTGGGATTTAATGCATTTACAGTGCCCATTTTAATTCCTATGCTGAGATTGGTAAGTCTGATCCCGGTTGTCCGCCTAGTTCACCAGTGGTGGGATTAAATTGTCTTGGCAATGGCGGTGTAGGTATTTGTAGTCCAGAATTTGGAGGTGTTCCGTTGGTGACAGAAGGTACTGCTGCAGGATTATTCAAAACTGGTGGTGTAGATCCCACCGGTTTGGGTGTTGGAGGTCTCAGATAATCATTATAAGCAACATCTGGTTGTTGAACACCACCTACTCGTCCTGCCGTTGAAGTTGCTTGATCATCGGATATTTTCCCTATACCCACTGGATAATTACCACCTTGTCCATTCACTAGAGATGTTTGTGATCGTGTCGACAGCGGACTCAGTGACTGATCATACGTGCTAGGATCAGCAAATCCCACTACATTAGTGTCGGGTCTATCAGCGCCAATTGCACCCGAATAATACTTGACTGTTTCATACTGTATAGTCATTGTGTTTTGCATGGTGCCGCCATCTTGACTATAGTCATAGGTATCATGATTCCAATTGCTGATTAACGGATTAATTAAAACATACGATACCCACTTGTGCTGATCGAACCCATAAATTGTAATGTCTCTGAAAAAAGCGGGTTTACCGTTCTCGGAGTTGGTACCGTCACTATAGCTTTCTCCAATGTAACCCCAGTCATTGACTGTGCGTTCATTGGTATAAATGTCCCGACTATTGTAGCTGAATCCTGCTGCTTGACTAGAGTCGACTCCGGCCGCGCCGTTAGTGGCAGCTACACCGTTGTAGGGCTGATTGGGATCTTTATAGTAGTAAGAAAAATAGTTGTACCAGAGATTGCGTATTAGATCGCCGCCATCGTCGTGCATTTCGACTTGAACAGGATTATAGTCAATCTTTTTTTGTACAACTCTTTTGCGATTGTATTGATTTAACGTTTCTGTTGCAATGGTAAACTGCGGTAGCTGAACTGTTTTTACCAACATTCCTATGCGAGTCTGATCTTCGCCCAATGACTGTTGTAGCGCAGGGATACCAGTTTGCGGATTGGTATTAAGATTAAAATAAACATGAAATAAAAACTTGACACGAGGTACATGTTCAAGACTATTAGCACGGAAAAACTTAGGAGCATGTGCATAGTCCCTAAGAGTTTCAGTGCCATAGACGTTAGTGATATACTGCTGGCCAAATGATGACATTCGTAGTTAAATATTTTTAACCTACGTTCAACGATCCAGTACTGGTTGTTGATACAACACCAGTATCGCCTCGACCAACAAATGTACCAACACCAGTACCTAATGGAGTCTGTAATGCATTGTCAAAGCGGATAGTTAATGCAATGCTAACAACTTCGTTTGAAGCATAGTTCAAATCGTTGTAGTTTGCTGCTTGAAGGAAACAACCATATATTTCCCAAGTTTCTAATACTGTCGGAGTTAATGCTCCATTGCCACCATCAAGAATCTCGCAACGTGTCAGAAACTTGTAGTCGCCTCTACTGCGTGCCGAAGCTTGTTCATAGAAATCCAACTGCTTCTGCAACTGCTCTCCTACCAGGCGTTGAACTTGTCCGCTAGCATCGTCGCGCAGATTGAGTGTAAGATCTTCCCATGAGTGCTTGCCGGCAAGTCTCAATTTAGAGTTGTACAAATCAATAGTGATATCCTCAAACGACACCGACGGTCTTGTGAAGTCAACCACTTGTTTAGTTAATTCTGTTCTAGGTGTACTTACACCAAAGTTTTCAAGTGTCACTCGAAAGCGATACTTGAGTTTAGGCATCAGTAGACCTTGTGTTGGACTGGATTGATCGCTTGCCAACGGCACTGTCATTCTGGTTAGTGATGAAACGGCCATAATGTATATCTCCTATATGCAATTATTTATGATCTTTTCGATCAAAAAAAATGGGGTAATTAAACCCCATTTTTTATGTGCTGCACATTGTTAAACAGCAGAAGAACTTGCTATATTACCTGAAGCAATTTCGCCAGTGTTCTTGATACGCACTGGAATGTAAATAAATTCCACTGCCTTAACTGGTTCGATTGCAATATCAACATAAAGTTCATTACGATCAATACGTGCTGGTGTATTGTTGCTGAGATCGCAGACAACCAAGTAATCGTAGATACCACGCTTGTTTTGCAAGTCAATCATCAAACCTGTGATAGCATTGGTGATTTCGTTACGTGTGATCTGATCGTTTGGCTCAAACACAAATGCATTAGCAATCTGCTCAAGTCTAGCACGAATAAATGCTACCAAACGTGCCACGTTAATACGATCCAACGCACTCGGGCTGCTAGCCACTGTCTTGTTACCGTAGTTGACAATACCAGAACCTGGAATAAAGGTAATGGGGTTGATACGATTTTCGTACAAGACATCTCTTACACCTTGGCCGGTTGCAATTGTAACAAACTCGCCAGTTTGAGCATTGATATAACCCAGACGTGCAGCATTGTCTACTAAACCACGACGTGTGCCTGCAGGTGCTAACCACGGATAGGCAATCTGATCGCTACGAACAATAGTACGCAGCATCATGTGACTTGGTGGCTGAACAACAGGGCTTCCGCTGAGGTCATTTGTTTGGCAACTGGGATAAAACACGCCTACATATGGATCTCCCAGTTGTATGCTGTCTCCGGCTGGAACACCAAGACCGTTATTATTGGTTGCCCATGTTACCAAACTATTGCCCGAAGCGTCAAGTCTTAACGGTGTATCACCAATAACAAATCCTGTATTGCTGCGCTCGTTGTTGAGGGCAGTCATATTGGGG